AACTGGTAAACGCGCTGATAGCAGCGCTGAGAGAACAAACAGCAGCACAGCGAGAGCAGACGGAAGCGATAAACCGCCTGGCTGAGTCTAACGTCGCCCTGTCCGATGTGATTATCCAGTCGCTTGCTGGCGATCTCGAAGAGGCGCCAGAGCAGCAAACCTATCTGAGTGGGAAACCAAGGGGGTGATATGCAGGCCGGAAAATTGCGTCACAGGATCACCCTGCAGGAACCGGTCAAAGAACAGAACCCGACAACGGGAGCCGTGATTAATACCTGGCGCGATGTCGCAACCCTTTGGGCCGAAGTCGCTCCTTTATCCGCACGTGAGTTTATCGCCGCCCAGGCCTCTCAGGGCGAAGTTACCACCCGGATAACGATTCGTTACCGTGAGGGCGTCACCCGTAAACATCGGATCCTGTTTCGTGGCCGCATCTACAACATTGAGGGCGTTTTACCTGACCCCCGGAGCGGCAGGGAATACCTGACACTGCCATGTTCAGAGGGGGCTAACGATGGCTGATGGCGTAGAAGTAAACCTGACCGGCCTCGATTCCGTCCTGGGGAAACTGGATGCCGTCTCACAGGTCACTCGCGATAAATCCGGTCGTGCAGCGCTGCGTAAAGCGGCGAACGTCATCAGGGACAGAGCGCGCAATAATGCCGCGCGGGTTGATGACCCTCTCACCAAAGAGGCTATCTACAAAAACATTGTGGTCAGCTTCAGCAGCAAGGCGTTTCGCAGAACCGGCGATCCAACATTTCGTGTCGGGGTGATGGGTGGCGCCAGGCAATACGCCAATACAAAGGCCAACGTCCGAAAAGGCAGAGCGGGTAAAAGTTATAACACTGCCGGAGATAAAGGTAATCCCGGCGGGGATACCTGGTACTGGCGATTCCTGGAGTTCGGCACAGAACATGCTGCAGCGAGGCCAATAATTAGGCCTGCACTGAATGGGGTCGATGCCGATGTGATTAACGTTTTTGCTTTGGAGCTGGAAAAGTCCATTAATCGCGCTGTGCGACGGGCGGCTAAAAAAGGAACGCCGGTATGATTTCTTCAATATTTGCAGTTTGCGCAGCCAGCCAGGCAGTCAGGGATTTGTTAGGTTCTAATCCCGTGCGGCTTTATCCGTTCGGTATGCAGGACGATAATATCGTTTACCCCTATGCAGTCTGGCAAAACATAGGTGGCAACCCTGAAAATTATCTAAACCAGCGGCCAGATGCAGATCACTATTCTCTGCAGGTTGATGTCTATGGTGATACTGACACCGACGTGATCGCCGTTGCCCGTGCTTTACGCGACGCAATAGAGGGCAAGGCCTATATCACCCGATGGGGTGAACAAAGCCGTGATCCTGAAACAATGCGATACCGCTATTCCTTCGATGTTGACTGGATAACGCCCAGATAACCAACAACCCCAAACTGACCCGCCTTGTGCGGGTTTTTCTTTTATGGAGACAAAACATGTCTGTATTAACGCAAGGCACGCAATTTTTTGTGCTCAAGTCTGGCGTGGTCAGCGAGGTTGAATGCATCACCAGTTTCAACCCCGGCGGCAACCCTGCCGATCAGATTGAAGATACCTGTCTGAGTGAGCGGGATTCCAGAACCTACAAAAAGGGGCTTAAAACGCCTGCGGCCGCAACCGTCGGGCTTAACGCTGATCCGACGAACGCCAGCCACATTATGTTGCATGGCCTCGCTGAAGCGAATGACCAGACGCCGTTAACTTTTGCGGTTGGCTGGTCAGATGGAACCAGTGTCCCGACAGCCGCCGCTTCTGGCGCTGAGGATGCTGTTGATGGTCTGGTGCTGCCAGCGGATCGCACCTGGTTCATTTTCCAGGGTTACGTTTCCGATTTCCCGTTTGATTTCCAGGGTAACGCTGTTGTGACGACCTCCGCCACGATCCAGCGGTCTGGCTCTTCCGTATGGGTGCCGAAGGCCGCAGCGTAATTAATATGCCCGGTTATCCGGGCTTTTCTATTCAGGAGCTGAAATGCAACTTACTCTCGATACGTTAAAAGAAACCGGTGCCTTTACCGGGCGTCCCGTGGAAAAAGAAATTAAGTGGAAAGGCCGTGACGGGAAAGAGCATATCGCAACCGTCTATGTGCGCCCGATGGGCTACCACACCACTAAAGCTGAACTGCTGGCGTATAACGGGAAATCGGACCCGATTGCTGAGCGCATTGCGGCGCATATTTGCGATCAGGACGGCGCCCCAGTGTTTACCGCGGCTGACATTCTTGGGACTGCTTCCCCGGATCGTGGGGCGCTGGACGGTCCGATTGTTATGGCCCTCCTGGCTGCAATTCATGATGTAAACGAACTGGGAAAGACTACGAGCTAACCGGCGAGGATGAATTCTGGTGCGAACTGGTGATGAATGGCATCGGCGGCCGCACCATCGCAGAGGCTCAGGAGCGGATGAGTCGCAGGGAATTTCTGGTTTGGCTCAAGTACCGTGAGAAGTACGGACCGCTCAATATCATGATGCGTACCGAGTGGGGAGCGTCGCTGGTGGCGTCTGTCCTGGCTAACATCAATAAGGCAAAGAACACGCCGCCGTTCAAGGTAAGTGACTTTGCACCGCACATCAACGAAGCGCCATTATCTCTGGAAGAGGCCATGAAATCCTGGGACTAATTATTGTTTTAGCCTTTAAAAAAATCCTGCTACCCTTTTGGTAACTATTATCACGAGGGAATGATATGAAGAGTTCAGGGCAGTTGTTATCGCTGGCAGGTATAATTCTCGCGGTGTACTCATTGTTCTTTATGGATGTGAGTGTTGAGGTTGGCGATGGTACAAGAGTTAATAATATTGGGCTAATGGCTCAACAGCAAAACTATTTATTAGTTGCGGTTGTTCTTTTTCTTGCTGGTATCTTTATTTCATTCTCAGGGAGAAAGAAGTCATTACAAGAGGTAGATTTCACTAAAATAGAATCTTTCTCATCAGATGACTTTGTTTCTTTGAAAGATGGTGAACCATGTCTTAATATCTTGGCTGTAGACAATCTTGCAATGATGTTTTTAAAAAAACATGGTTCAAGTAGTGTTAATGATATCCTTTTTATGAATATGCCTTTAATCGATAGGTTAGAACAAGGTCTCCCTGAACCACTAAGGAAAGATTTTAAATCTACCCTTAAAAGGAGGTTAAAGGACAATTGTTAAAATAACGCCCGCTAAAAGCGGGCTTTTTTTCACTTGGAGAATTTATGGCTGGCAAGTCACTGGGAACTCTGACTATCGACTTGGTTGCAAAAGTTGGTGGATTTGTTTCAGGGATGGATAAAGCTGAGCGTGCATCAGCCAAGTGGAGCAAGCAGGTACAAGATGATGTGGCAAAATCCAGTGCTGCACTAGCAGGTATAGGGGCAGCAGCTATTGCAGCTGGGCTGGCTGTTGGCGCATCCGGATTTCAATTACTGAAATCCACATCTAGGCAAATAGCAGAAACTGACCGCTGGGCTAAATCATTACAATTATCTACCCAGGAACTTCTTGCTTGGCAGTTTGCAGCTGAAAAGGCTGGTGTCTCCGGTGACCAAATGGCTGATATCTTCAAGGATATTGGTGATAAGATTGGTGACGCGGTATTAAATAAATCAGGTGAAGCTGTTGATGCGCTCAACGCTCTTGGATTATCTGCGGAAAAACTATCAAAAGTCAGTCCAGATAAACAATTGCTCGCTATCGGTGAATCTTTGGAGAAAATTAGTACTAATGCCGAGAAGACCACCATTCTTGAAAGTTTGGGTAACGACCTTTCAAAATTACTTCCTTTGTTTGATAACAACAACCAAAAACTCAAACAGTTTATTGACCTTGCTAAAGATTATGGTGTTGCTCCTGATCCATCCTCTATTGATGATTTAGTAAAGGTTAATCAACTTTTTGAAGATATGGAGGCTCAGGTTGCAGGGCTCAAAATTGAGATTGCAGCCGGTTTGGCAAAAGTTGATCTAACTCCTTTGCAGGGCTCACTTGATAAGCTTCATGACGTCCTGACTGACCCCTTGGTTCTTCAAGGAATTTCTGATCTTGTATCGGAAGTCGCTCAACTTGCTGGATGGCTTGTAAAAGCAGCTGCAGGTGCGGGCCAACTAGCAGCCAGCACAGGAAACCGTTTTGCGGCACTTAGTGGCAAGATCGACCTAACAAATATAGACCAGGTTAATGAACGTATTGAATACCTGCAAAAAATTCTTGAAGGAAAAAAAGGTTTTTACTCTCAAAGTGAGTCTATGTTTGGTTGGATTACAGGGGTAGATGACAGCGCGAAAGCACTAAATGATGAACTGCTATCTCTTATAGAAACAAGAGATAAATTTTCTAAAGCTAGTAAATCGGTGCTGCCCCTTCAGGTAGCCACTGTGGGGACGGACAACCCATTTTCTTTACCTCCTGGTGGTACGAACGGAAAACCTGTTAAAACACCAACAAGTAAAACAGAAAATGCTTTTAACAGTAGATTGCTTGATCTACAAAAACAAGCTGCCCTTATTGAAACTACTGGTAAAAAAACAGCTGAGGTTACCGAGCTCGAAAAAATAAATTTTGATATTACCAGTGGCAATCTTAAAAAATTGTCAGAAGCTCAAAAAGAACAGCTTCGCACTGCTGCAAAAGCCCTGGATTCTAAAAAGGAAGAGCTTAGACTTAATCAGGAAAATGCCCGGGTTGCGGAATATGTTTCCGGCTTAGAAAGGCAGAATAAGTTAGTGCAGCAAGGATTTGATAATGAAATTGTTGGCCGTTATTCTGGTGGTCGTGAGCGATCACGCATGCAGGATAATAATGATATACAGCAGGATTTTGCATATCAACAGGATGATCTTTTAAACCAGCTCCAATCTGGAGATATAGACCAAAGTCTTTACGATAAAAAGAAAGAAGCATTACAGAATTCTCTTGATGAGAGGCTTAAAATACAGGAGGAATATTACAAGAAGCAGGATGAGTTACAAAATGATGGTGCTGCTGGTTTTATATCAGGGCTAGCAACGCAAATAGAAGCATCAATGGATTTATACACCAACATGCAGCAGGTTGGTGCACAGGCATTTAGCAGCTTAACGGATATGATTATTGACTGGGCAGAAACCGGAAAGTTAAATGTTAAAGATTTTGCTTCGACATTTCTGCAATCTGTTGGTAGCACACTTCTTTCTTACGCTGCTGCCCAAGTTGCAATGGCGGGTTTGCAGGCCTTTACAGCAATGATCGGCGTGCCGTTTGTTGGACCCGAAATAGCAGGACCGGCAGCAATAGCCGCAACTGCGGCTGCTGGAGTACTGGCGATAGGTGTTGGTACAGCCCTTCAGGGCCAGGCTCACGACGGTATCGACTCTGTGCCCGAAACTGGAACCTGGCTCCTGCAGAAAGGTGAGCGCGTTACGACAGCTAAAACCAGCGCCAAACTGGATGCCACTCTGGATCGAGTAGCAAATCAGTCAACAGGCGGCGGCGCGATTTATTCGCCAAATATCAACATTCCCATAAATGGCAACCCGTCCGATGCGACGGTTGCCCTCGTGCGCAAAGCTGCTGCTGAAGGTGCTGAACGCGGCTACCGAAAAGCTGTCAACTCGGTTACTACCGGGCAGGGTGATCTACACAGGGCACTTATGGTGAAAACCAACTCGGGGAGGAAAATTCGCTGATGGCAATCACCACGACACTTTACTACCCCGCTGATGTTCTCCCTGGGCCGTTGAAAGACGGCTTTGGAATGAAGCCGAAATCCCCGGTAAAAATCACCGAGCTCGTAACGGGGCGTAAAAGAATACGGCGTGGCTATACCTCTGTTCCTACGGAAACAGACGTAGCCTGGATTTTTACTGACGCGCAGGCCCAGGCTTTTGAGGCATGGTACCGGGATGTTCTTAAAGACGGCAGCGCCTGGTTTAACATGCCGCTACTGACGCCAGTGGGGCAAAAAAATTACGTTTGCAGGTTTAACGATATTTATGAGGGTCCTACGCCTGAAGGAGGCTTGTACTGGCGGTATTCAGCATCCCTTGAGTTATGGGAACGGCCGCTGCCGGCGGTTGGCTGGGGAGAATATCCGGAGTGGATTGTGGGGAGTTCGTTACTCGATATAGCTCTGAACAGGGAGTGGCCTAAGCATGACAGCGATTAACCGCCTTTATGCGTCCTCCGGGTCGGAGGTCATCATTGGTACGTTGCAGGTCGATATTGGCGGCCAGACGCATTATCTGTGTGAGGGGTACGAGGACATTACGGCGGTTACCGAGAGGGGCGAAACCGTAACGTTTATTGCCTGTGCCATTGTCCTATCCCTTCCTGCCAGAAACGAAGACGGGACGCAGGACCTGAAGTTTATGCTGTGCAACGTCGACGGCGTTGTATCCACCGCTATACGCAAGGCCATTGATGCCATGTCCACTGCCAGCATCACGTTCAGGAAATACATTTCCACTGACCTTACAGCGCCAGCGGAGCCGCCTTACGTCATGCCGGTTAAAGGAGGCTCCTGGACACCGCTGACTGTAAACGTCACCGCCGGATTTAAAAATATGCTCGATTATGCCTGGCCACGTGAAAGGTACACGTTGACGTACTTCCAGGGTCTCCGTTACTCCCGATAGGTTCCTTATGCTCAACATTGACAAATACCTGACTGTCCGCTGGCAGATGGGCGGCCGCACTTTTCCTGTTCTCGACTGCTACGGCATTGTACATGAGGTCCGCCGGGACCTGGGGCTGCCTGAATGGCCCGCGTTTGAGGCTGTGATTAAAGAGCGTGGCAGCACTGAAATGGGGGAAGTCTGCGAGAGTTTTTCGAGTGACCTGACTCCCTGCAAGCCGTGCAACGGTGCGGTTGCCGCCTGCTATATGGGAAATATGATCGGCCACCTTGGTGTTGTCGTCGAAATGGAGGGAGCGCTTTACGTTATTGAATGTAATCCCCGGCGCAACGTAACCATTCTTCCCCTGGCGCGTTTTGAACGCCAGTTTCTGAAAGTGGAGTATTACCAGTGACAATCCGCCTTTACCCGTCGCGTTTGCCTGGCGAACCGCTGGAGACGCATGAACACCGGGATACGACCATACATGACTGGATGCTCCAGCATGTCGATAACTACCGTAACGATATGGTGCAGCGTGTGACGTTTGAGGTGAATGGTAAGCCAGTCCCACCGGCAGAATGGCCTTTATGCTTTATCAGTGCTGAGAGCGATGTAAAAGTTTACCCGATCCCTGGTGAGGGAGTGACGGCAACTGCTATCGCTGCCTGGGCAGCGGCGGCCATCGCTGCAGCCTCGGCTGTGTATGTGCTGATCACCATGTCGAACATGGATAAAGGCGGCTATTCATCCTCCAGTGGTCTGGGGCTGGATTTAAACCCAGCCCGCGCGAACCAGGCGAAACTTGGCGACCCAATCCGCGAAGTGTTTGGCCGTTGCCGTATCTATCCAGATTATGTCGTACAGCCAGTGACGCGCTTTAATCCTGATGATCCAACGCTAATGACTGTCGAAATGATGGTTTGCCTTGGAAAGGGGAATTTCGCGTTTACGAATGGTGATATCCGTGTGGGTTCAACACCTATTTCAGCATTAGGGGACTCGTTCAGTTACAACGTTTATTCACCTGGAGCAGATGTTTCTGGAGATCGGCGAAGTGAAAACTGGTTCAACTCGACAGAGGTAGGTGGTACTTCCAGCGGGAGTGGGCTTGATATGGCCCAGACCTCGCCAGATTCGACAGATATCAACGCCGACAGTATGACCGTTTCTGGCGCATCCGTGACGTTTAACGGGCTGGATGATGGCAACGATGATGACGATGAAGGCAATGCGTTGCCTGAGTCGTGGGTTGAGGGGGCCATTGTTACGATCGTCGCCCCGATGAATTTTCTGGTTTCAACCTCGTCGGGATATAGCGTTCTCGCCAGTAACTCTCTGGGTGAAATTAATCCCTATCCGGGTATGCCGGTTACCCTGGAAATTAACGGCACTGAATACGAACTGGTGATTGCAACTTATACGGCAAAGCAGGACGTGATACCCGGGGTGGGTGGAAATGCGGCCAGCCTGAAAGCAAATGCCTCCCCGTCAACATATGATTACTCCGGTACCGGCCAGACTTTTACGATCACCTGGCAGGGACATGAGTACACTATTTCCCTCGTTGCAGACTATGTGAATATGCCCGGCCTGCTGGCGGTGATAAACGATGGCCTGACCGGGTCAGGATTACTGGCGCAGGATAGCGGCGGTGTTGTGCTGATTGCAGAGGCATCAAGCCCCTGGCTCGGAGGAAACATTACCTCATCATCGCTACCGGTAGCCGTTTTTGGCGACAGTCCTGTATTTACCTCCGGCACCGCGTCCAGCGGAGGCAGTCCGGCAATAACTGCTAACGTTACGCTGGCGTATGGGAGTGCAACCGGAGTGGCATTTTCCGGGATACCGGAGGGAACACAACGCCTGGCGCTGGCTCACCGTGGCAACGAGTACCGTATTGCGGATGCGGACGGTACGACCGCAACGGTTCAGCGGCTGATTGATGGAGTGGTTGATCCTTCCTGGTCTGGCTTCTCACCCCGCACGATGATTGACTATCAGGCTACAGGGATCAGCGACAACAATACATGGATGGGGCCGTTCCTTGCCTGCCCGGAATCTGAAGTGGTGGACGCTTTCGAGGTGAATTTCTCCTTTCCGTCTGGCATTTGCGGATTCGACAGCAAAGGCAAAAAACGCATCAGGCATTGTGAGTGGGAAATACAGTACCGTGTTTATGGTTCTGGCTCTGGCTGGACGAGCAGGCAGGGGGTTTACGCGCTTAAAAATATCAACGGGTTGGGTTTTACAGAGCGTTTTGATCTCTCTTCTCCTGGGCTGGTTGAGGTGCGCTGCCGCCGCCGCAATGAGCAGGGTAGCAATAACGCGCGTGACTCGATGTACTGGCAAGCGTTACGTGGTCGTTTGTTGGCTCGGCCAACATCCTATGCTGGCGTCACCCTGATGGGGGTTACGGTTGAGACGGGGGGCAAATTGGCGGCTCAGTCTGACCGGCGCGTAAACGTTGTGGCCACGCGCATTTATGACTCTGGCGTAGCCCGTAGTATCTCTGGTGCGCTTTATCATGTCGGCCGTTCTCTTGGTATGGAAATGGATACTGAGGCAATAGATGCCCTGGAGCAGACTTACTGGACCCCGAACGGCGAGTATTTCGATTTTGCCACGGGTGACAGTATTTCTGCGCTGGAAATGCTTCAGAAAATCGCTGCAGCCGGAAAGAGTTATTTTCTGCTAAATACCCAGTCTGTAGCTTCAGTGGGTCGTGAAGGTGTTAAACCCTGGACCGGGGCTATCACCCCTCACGAGATGGTATCCGAGATGCAGACCGATTTCGTCACGGTGACTGACGACGATTACGATGGTGTTGACGTAACCTATATCAACGGATCGACCTGGGCAGAAGAGACGGTGCAATGCCGTCTGCCTGGCAACCCAACGCCGCTGAAAATAGAGGCATACCGGGCTGATGGGGTAGGCAATCCTGATCACGCATATCAGATTGGTATGCGCCGACTCAGAAAATACCAGCTGCAGCGCATGACGCATAAAACAACGACGGAACTGGATGCGCTCTGTTACAACGTCGGGGATCGTATTGTGTTGACCGATGATATCCCTGGCAGCAACACCATTTCGTGTTTGATTGAGTCGATGGCTACTACTGGTGGGGTGACCACATTCGATGTGTCGGAGCCGCTGGACTGGACTTTTGCAAATCCACGTGTCTATTTGCGTTATCAGGATGGAAAAGCATCACGGCTGTTTGAAGCATCACCCACAGGCGACAACTATCAGGTATCCGTCCCGTATCAATCTGAGTTCGCCGATATACTGCTGGATGATCCGATAATTGAGCCTCCCCGGTTAATTTTCTGTAGTTCTGAGAGCGACCTGTATCACGCCATTGTGTCCGAGATAGTGCCACAGGACGATGGAACCTGCGAGATAACTGCCCGGCAATACCGCGCTGAATTTTACGACTACGATGACGCCACATACCCCGGCGACGTCGCGTAATACCCCATAACAACCCCTAATTAACTCTTTTCGCTCAAACCCTCGTTTGAGCGAACGCCTTTTTTGGAGCAAAAAACATGGCCGAACTTAACCCGCCTTTGGGAACGACGACGCCTGAAATATTCCTGGATAACGTCAAGCGCGCTGACGAACTGGTGAACGGTCCGGCCGGAACGATTAACGATCGCGGCGGTGAACCACTCGATACCTGGCGCCAGATGATGGCGAAAAACGATGAGATCAGGCAGAACCTGATCCCTCTCAGTAAGCAGTACATGACTATTGAGGCTGCGCAGGCGGATATCGCGAATATTCCTGCAGGTTCAACAACTTATGTCCGCAGTCAGGACGGAAGCTCTCTGGCCGATGAGTATATCAACCTCGCTGGAACGCTGCAGCCAACCGGACGGCGGATGGTTCGTGACGACTACGGATACCAGGTATCGCCAGACAGCGTGACCCTGGCAGCATATGATCCGGAGACTTCCCGCGTGGCTCCATTTTTAAATACAAGCGGCAGATTAATTCAAATCGGTCCTGACGGAAAATATTACGAACTTTTAACCCAACAAGAATCCGAACTCTATGCGCTGGGCCGGGAGGGTTCTGTACCGCAGTTTATTGGCGGTGAAAAAGTGTGGCGGATGACGGTTGATTCAACCACAAACCAGATCGTTGAAGCCTATACGGTTGGCGGGAAGCACTGGATTTACTCAGACGGTGGCCTGGTAGCTGTTAATAACGGAAGTGGCGGTGGTGGTGGCGACGATGATGCCAACCAGCTCCCTGAGTATGGACTTCATTTGTCAGGGTCTACTGTGTACCCCTACTCAGAGACAGTGCCTGTATGTTTTATCTTTGTAACTGCTGGGCAGTCCAACGCGAGAGGCTATTGCCCTGACGTCGATCAAGCGATTGTCGCGGCAACGCCCGTTTATCCTGAGCACGCTTTCATGCTCAGCGGCGGAGTTAGGCGCACAGGAACACGCAGCACTACGCTGGTGCCACTGGTTGAGGCGGTAAGCGGCACTGATAAGGAGACTGCAGCGTCTGGCTTGGCAAACACCTTCATTCGCGATATGGCTGCAGCTACCGGCGTAATGCCGCGCACCATATCGATCGTCTGTGCTCAGTCTGGTCAGGCTTACGAGTACCAGAAACGGGGAAACCAAGTATACCAGTACCTGTTGGATTCAATCGAGGATTGCGTGACGGCCTGTAAAGCGCGCGGCTGGCTTCCGATTGTTCTGTGCGTCGACTGGATGCAGGGAGAATCTGACGAGGACTGGTCAGGATTACGAGAAGGAATGTATGACTCACGGATGAGGCAGTACCAGAGACAAATCACCAGCGACATCATCGCAAGAACGGGTCAAAACGAACCGCCGATTATCGCCATTACCCAGCTGGGGTATGTCAATGACGGGCACGGTGCATTTACAGGCCAGTACGCGCGACTGGCGTCGACGCGATTGCACGGAAAAGAGCAATTCAGGCTGGTCAATAGTTTGTACCAGTACGAATTTATTTCAGACGGCCTGCACCTGACATGCGCAGGACAGAACCGGCGCGGTGCTGCTGTAGCGAGAGCAGTTATTCAGGAATGGTTTACCAGCGGCTGGTATGGGCTGGTTCCGACCGGTTTCGTGTGGAACTCACCAACGCAGATACAAATCAATGTCCCTTCGTATACCAACCTGACGATAGACACGACAAATATTAGTACTGATGGCCTGGCAAATTACGGTTTTAACTATACGGATGAATCGGCGTCACCCCCTGCCATTTCGAGTGTTGCGATTAGCTCTGACGGCAAGGGAGTATTGATTAACCTGGCGTCTGCTCCTACTGGCCGTTTTGGACGGGTTTCCTACGCAACCGTCGAAAATCCGCTCCAGAGCGGGGCATCTGTCAAACCTTCCG